TGCGGAACGTGGCGCTAGTCAACGCCCTTGCCACATACGCGCCAACGCGGGCCGAGGCGCTGTTGCTAAATGTGCCAGCGGCTCAGGTGGTTTTGTTTGTTCGCAGTGATGTGGGATTGCTGGACTATAAGGACGACCCCGCAGGCACGGCACTGGTAACAGCAGGCGGGCGAACGTGGTCGCCCGATGGCACGGCATATATCGACCACTGGGCAGACAACACCAGCCCCGGCACAACTGATATGACCACAGCGATACAGGCGGGGCTCACATATTGCTCAACAGTGGGCAAGGTGTTGCACGGGTTTTCAGAGGATTATCTCTGGTCGCAAAGGATCACAATGCCGTCGAATACCGGCCTAAAGCTGGCTAAATTCGGGCGCATCATTGTGTCGGCTGCGGGGTTCAACAACACCAATCCTGCGCTGGCGCGGACAGGAACGAACAGCCTTGTGCTGGACATGAGCGGCATGTCAGTCTCGCCCTTTACGCCGAAGATTAACCAGTCTCTTCAAGACGTCGAGTTCGTATACCAGAAAACAGAAGGCCGTGTTTTTGATGCCGTGCGGGCGAACAACTGCCGCAACCTCAAGATCAAGGGCGTGAAGTTCCGCGACTTCCCTTGCGGGATTCTGCTGCGCATGAACCGGTTGAGTGGTGACTGGTCGGTCGAGGATTGCGCCGCTTACGATTGCACGAACACCACTGCGATAGTGGGGGGAAACTCCAATTTGCAGATAACATTGCTATCCCTAGACGACAGCACAAGCACTGTTAGCACGCCCGGTGTGATCCAAAATATGCGAGGCTACAACCTTGGAAACAGCGGTGCCGGAGCGACACAAGCGAACGGGATGCAGTCAGATGTTGTAAATATTGCTAAAGGTTTGGGCCACACCATCCGAAACGTGCACGGTGAAAATGTGGGCGAGGTCGTGGATATATTCGCCTCGCGTTGCATGGGGGGCAACTTCACCGGCGTGAACTGCGAAGGCTCTACGCTCAAACTTGTTCACGGCGCACAGCACAACATATTTTTCGGTGTGTCTGGGATCGGGAACGAATATCAGGTTCTCAGCTTTTCCGAAGGAAACGGTGGAAACCCGACACAGGCAACCTCCTTTAATCAGGTGCATGGTGTCTATGGCGAAAACGTAGATCGTAATGGCACTCGGAGCGCCGTCTATGGCACCGCCGTCGTGCGCTTCGATGGCGGCGGTGCTGGCTTGGGATGCACAGATAACCTCGTAACCGGCCTTGTAGCTAAAACTGGCCCGTATGCCAAGTACGCTGTGTTGGCCGAGTCTGACACTGACAGAAACACTGTGGATTTTATTAGGGCGGATGCTGGATCGAATGGTACGTTTGCGAACCCACAAAAGTTAAACCTCATTCCATCGACTAAAACCCGCGTGAGCGCAAGGGTGGGATCGGCCCATTCCTTTCCTGTCTCAACGCTCACCAAAGTACAATTTAATTATGCAACTCTTGATCTTAGGGGCGAGTTTAACACGTCTCTAAATCGTTGGGTTTGCGAAGTGCCTAGTATTTACGAGTTTGGGGCCAGTGTAGAGTTTGCAAACGCCACGGGAGGGCCAGTAATAATCTACGTCAACGGCTCCGAAGTCGGACGAAATACATACTCTTATGAGACAGAAATGATGCAGGTTTCTAGGACGCTTCGAGTTGGTAAAGGTGACTATGTGGAGATTTTTGTGATTGCATCATCTGGCACACGTTCGATTGTTTCAACTTTGGGGCGGTCTGAATTTTCCGTAGTCGGCCCGCTGTGATGGGCGCTATTTTTTCAACATCTGGTTTCGGGGTATAGATGGCATCAATTTTACTCGATGAGAGTGGCGCGAGGCTTTTCGATGAATCTGGAACGCGGTTATTCGACGAGGTCGGCTTGTGGGTGGATCAGCCAGACACGTCCGAGACATGGGCCAAACAAAACGACACGTCAGAGACTTGGACAAAGCAACCGTAAAGGGTAGACTATGAAATATGGACCAATGAAGCCGGTTAAGCGCAAGCCGAAGCCCACCACGAAGAAAGGCAAGTAAATGGCGGATTCCACAACGCTGACGCAAAAACGGTTAAACGAAGTTTTGTTTTACCATCCAGATACAGGCGTATTCACTTGGAAGTTCGGTCGGCCAAAAGCTGCGGCTGGTGCTGTTGCGGGCGGCGTAAACTGGAAGGGCTATTGGCTGATATGCATTGACGGGAAAAAACACCGCGCACATCGCCTCGCTTGGCTGCATACATACGGCGCAATGCCTAAAAACACGATAGACCACATCAACCAAAACAAGATGGACAACCGCATTGAAAACCTGCGCGACGTTACAAACGCCCAAAACCATAAAAACATGGGAATGCAATCCAATAACGAAACTGGGTTCCGTGGAGTGAGTTATGCAAAGGAGCGCGCCAAATTTACTGCGCGAATAAAAGACGGGGACGTTTATCGTAATTTGGGGTATTTCAAATGCGCTGCGGCAGCCTCTATTGCTTACGAAAAGGCTAAAGCGATTCTTGGGTATCATCGAAATCACGGCATTTCAGGGGAAACATAAATGGCAAACTCATTTACAGCGACCTACAACCTAACCAAACCGGAAGTTGGAGCCTCAGAGGATACATGGGGGAGTGTTTTGAACGCCAACTTTGACAGCGTTGACGATCTGCTTGACGGTACAACGGGCATTACGCCCAACCTGCTGACAGGCTGGGAAGTCGCGGGCGTCGCTGTGACATCTACTGCGGCTGAGCTGAACCTCCTCGATGGCGTTACATCCACTACGGCAGAACTAAACATCCTTGATGGGGTCACGGCAACGGCTGCGGAGATTAACCACACTGACGGGGTAACATCTTCTATCCAAGCACAATTGAACTCCAAAGCGTCACTCGCAAGCCCCGCGCTGACAGGCGCGCCAACAGCGCCAACAGCAGCGACGGCCACGAACACAACACAACTAGCCTCAACAGCATTTGTTGGCGCGAAACTAACGGCAGCGGCTCTATCGCAAGAGGCCGTGATTGACGACACGTCCGAAGTATTCGGGACGGTTTGCGGACTGAGATTGTGGCAGGCAATCCGCGCAAACTTTAACGCCACAACACTGACGCCAATGTACGCCTGCCGAGCGTGGGTGAATTTTAATGGTAATACTGGCACCATTCGAGCGGGTGGCAACGTGTCCAGCGTTACCCGCAACGGTGTCGGGGATTATACTGTGAATTTTACAACTGCAATGCAGGATGCAAGTTACTCGGTTCAGGCGACGTTATCTGACAACGCGACAAGTTCTGCAGTAGTTTTAATTCACGATAGCGTCCCCCCCGTTGTGGGGTCTGTTAGACTAAGATCAAGAAACGCAGCTAATGGGGGGTCAATTGATCCCACGTTTTTGACCGTTTCAATCTTCAGATAGGAGCGACAGGATACACAATGCCATTACTGCCCCTTGATATCCCGCCGGGTGTTTACCGCAACGGCACCGAGTTTGACCAGTCAGGCCGCTGGCGTGACGCTAACCTAGTGCGCTGGCGCGACGGGTCACTGCGCCCTGTTGGCGGCTGGCGCACGCGGGTCGCTACGGCATATGACCAGCCCCCGCGCGGGATGCTTGCTTGGGAGGATCTGAGCGGGGATCGGCGCATTGCTGCGGGGACTTTTAACAAGCTGTTCTCCACGTCGGCATCCAACGTCACAACTGACATCACACCAGCGGGGTTCACGACTGGTCTTGTTCGGTCGGCGGCGTTTACGGGTTACGGTGGCGGGTTCTTTGGGTCCGGAGCATTCGGGACAGAGCGATCCGACACGGGTAACTTCTCCGAGGCTACAACGTGGGCGCTGGACAACTTCGGGGAAAACCTTGTGGCCTGCTCTAGCAAGGACGGAAAGCTGTACGAGTGGGCGCTTGATACAGGCACGCCCGCTGCGGCTATCAGTAACGCCCCTACGGGCAACCTATCCTTGTTGGTCACGGCAGAGCGGTTCCTGTTCGCATTGGGCGCTGGTGGCAATCCCCGCAAGGTGCAGTGGTGCGACCGCGAGGCCAATACTGTATGGACTGCCGCAGCAACAAACGAGGCGGGCGATATCGAATTGCAAACGCCTGGTCAAATCATGTGCGGCGTTCAGGTGCGCGGGCAGTCGCTAATCTTGACTGACCAAGACGCACATACCGCCACCTATCAGGGGCCACCCTTCGTCTATGGGTTTGAGCGCGTCGGGCAATCGTGCGGGATCACATCGCGCAAGGCTTTGGCGTCTGTTGATGCGGGCGCGTTCTGGATGGGGCAAAACGCCTTCTTCACGTTTGCGGGCGGCGCCGTGCAAGAGTTGCCGTGCGACGTTGCTGACTATGTGTTTGGCGATTTGAACCGATCACAGGCCAGCCTAATTCACGCGGTATCGCTGGCCCAACACGGGGAAGTCTGGTGGTTCTATCCATCCGGCGCGTCCATTGAATGTGATAGATATGTCGCAATTGATTACGCAGAGGGCCATTGGACTATTGGCACGATTGAGCGCACATCGGCTGTCCCTCGCGGCGTGTTCAAATATCCTCTTTGGGTGGACGCAAGCGGCAATGTGTACGAGCATGAAGTCGGGCTGCAACACGGTGATGACGCTGTGTTTGCGGAAAGCGGGCCAATCACAATCGGCACGGGCGAGAATGTGATGGCCGTCACAAGCCTGATCCCCGACGAGGAAACGCAGGGCGACGTAACTGCAACATTTAAGACACGCTTCCACCCTAACGGCGACGAGCAGTCATTCGGGCCTTACACGATGGGAACGCCAACGGACGTGCGGTTTACAGGTCGGCAGTTTCGCATGCGGGTTGAGGCCGAGCGGCTTGCAGATTGGCGGGTGGGCGTGATGCGTGTCGAAGCCTTCGCGGGAGGCCGTCGATGAACGGCTTGCCACCAGTCGGGCCTGACGTGCGTGTCTGGGCGCAAGACTTTCGCCGCACTATAGCCGCGCAGTGGTCGCGGCTAACGTACCGCAGGAACGGCGCAACGGCGGCAGAGGATGGGACAATCCTTTGGGACAACGAGCAGGGCTATCCCGTGGTGTCCAAGGCCGGAGCATATGCGCAGGTCGGTTTATTCGTGAGCGTACCCGCAAGCGCAACAGCATCGGGGCAGGCGGGCGAATTGGCACAGGATGCAGCATACATCTACGTTTGCACGGCAGCAGATACATGGAAACGGGTGGCGATATCGACATGGTAAACCTTGAAGACTACCGCGATCAGATCGACAGCGCCCTAGCGTATAGCGGCGGCACGCATGATTTTGATGATGTTGCGCGCGGCGTTATATCGGCTAAAATGCAACTGTGGCCAGCCCGCAACAGTTGTGCTATAACAGAAATCATATGCTACCCGAAAAAGAAGGTGCTTCATGTTTTTTTGGCGGCTGGTGACAAGCAAGAGTTGGTCGGCATGATTGAATCTGCGGAGGCGTGGGGCAAAACCCAAGGCTGCGAGAGCATCACGATGAGCGGTCGCCACGGCTGGCTGCGGGTTTTAGGCAAAGAGGGCTGGAAATCGGTCCTAACGGTTATGGAGAAAAGCATATGAGTGGCGGCGGTAAAGGCGGAAGCCAAACAAGCGAGGTGAAAATCCCGCAGTTCGTGGAAGATGCTTCCAAAGCAAACCTCGCGCGGGCAAATGATATTTCTCAGATCGGCTACACGCCATACTTCGGGCCAGACGTTGCGGCGTTCAACCCAATGCAGCAAGCGGCCTTTGGTAACACGGGGCAAGCGGCGGGCGCGTTTGGCCTTCAGGGGGGCGGCATGACCGGAATGGAGGGTATGCCACAAGCGCAGGACTTCAACGGCATGATGGGTTATTCGTCTGCGCCGATTTATCAGGGCGCGGTTGACCAGCTTCAACAGCAGCGACCCGGCCAGTTTAACGCAATGGCCGACCAGTTTATCAATCCGCAAACGGGCGCGGCACCAAACGCACAGTATGACAACCTGCCGGAATCTTCACGATCTTCAGGAATGGGCGGGGGCAAGTAAATGGCAGGCGGAGCAAACCCACAACAGACGCAAGCACCACAGCAAAGCGGTGTCTACGGCCAATCGGCTGGCGCGTACAATGCAGCCCTTGGCGGCACAGCAGCAGCGGCAGCGGGGCCAAACATCGGCGCGTTCATGAACCCGTACACCTCACAGGTCACGGACAACACGCTAAACAGCCTTGAGCGGCAACGCCAGATGGCAACTAACACCATGGGCGCACAGGCAACGCAGGCGGGCGCGTTCGGTGGGTCACGTCACGGCGTTGCGGACTCACTGACAAACGAGGCCTTTGCACGGCAGGGTGCGGACACGTTTGGCCAGCTTCAGCAGCAGGGCTTCAACACCGCACTAGGCGGCGCGCAAAATCAGCAGAACATCGGCTTACAGGCGGCGGGCCAGATGGGCAATCTGTCAAACATGGGCTTTGGCTTTGGCCAGCAGATCGGGCAACAGCAGGCACAACAGGGCCAGCAGCAGCAGGCGCTCATGCAGGGCTTGATTGACGCAGGGAAGCAGCAGTACGCGGGCTTTGCAGGCGCACCAGAGCAAGCTTTGAATCTGCCCTTGCAGGCGCTTGGCGGCGCGCAATTTGGCAAGTCTGAAACGCAGACAAAAAAGCCGGGCTTGTTTGACTATTTGTCGTTAGGCGCAACTGCGTTTGCTTCCGACCCGCGCCTGAAGGAAAACATCCAGCACGTTGGCGACATCGACGGCGTCCGGTTTTATAACTGGGACTGGAACGAAGAAGGCAAGCGCGTTGCGGATGTCTCGCAAGCCACGTTTGGCGTCATGGCGGACGAACTGCAAAAGACGCACCCCCAACTGGTCACAACCGGCGCGGACGGGTATTTGCGCGTAAACTATGCAGGGCTAAAGGGCGAACTTCTGGGCAAGGTGCAGTAATGGCTGATTGGCTGCGATACTCAAATCAGGGAGCTACGCGAAACAAGCCCTTATCCGGCAACCTTGTCAACGCGCTATCGTTTCTGCCGGACCTTGGCGTAACAATGAACGTCATAAGCGGGGGGCAGGATGCAACCGGACCTAATCGAACGGGGTCAACACGCCACGACCACGGCAATTCGGTTGATGCTGACTTCTACGTAGGCGACAGAAAGCTAGACCCCGCAAACATGCAGGATCGGGGTCTATTGAGCCAAATCGTTTCTCAGGGCCGTGCAAATGGCCTTACGGGTTTCGGTGAGGGCGCGGATTACATGGGCGCGGGCCGGATGCACCTTGGCTACGGACCTGAAAGCGTCTGGGGCGCGGGTGGCAAGGGGGCCAATGCGCCGGACTGGTTGCGGGCCGCGTATAATGGCACCCCACAGGGTGCCGCGCCAGCACAGGCGCAACCCGTATCGTATAGCACAAGAGGAGCGCCGGAAATGGCACAGCAGCAAGCGCCGCAAGGCATTCTAGGCGCACTTGGATTGCAAAAGCGCGACGAAGCGGCGGGAGGTCAAACTGCCATGCCGTTCGGGCAGCGCGATAACTTCAAAGACCTTATGGGCAACCTCGCAATGGGGTTTAACTCCATGCGCCTGAACCCCGACGCCAATCTGGCCCAGAACGTGCAGGGGCAGCGAGAGGGGCGGCGTGACGCACAACAGAAAAACCGCACGATTGAATGGCTGCGCAGCCAACCAAGCGGCGAACAGTTTGCGGCAATGGCAGAGGCGGCGGGCGTTGGGCCTGCGTTGCAGGCGTATCAGCAATCTATGCAGGCACCTAATCCCATGGATGCTGTGCAGCTTGAAACCGCGCAGTTTAAGCTTGACCAATTGCGCAATCCGCAGGCACCCGCCCCTGACTTTGAGGGGCAGGCAACGCTCCGCAAAGAGTTTACCAGCCTGCCGATTGTAAAATCATTTTCTGACCAAGCTACGGCATACGGTCGAGTGATGGCTTCAGTAAACGATCCTAGCCCTGCTGGTGATCTGGCGTTGATCTTTAACTTTATGAAGGTTCTGGACCCCGGCTCAACGGTTCGTGAGGGCGAATTCGCCACAGCTGCAAACTCCGGCGGCGTGGATGATCGAGTGCGTGCGCTTTACAATAACGTAACCGAAGGCACGCGCCTCGCTCCTAACCAGCGTGACGATTTTGCTACTCGTGCCACGAAGCTCTATTCTAGTGCAGAGCAGCAATACCGAGGGATATCTGACCAGTACGCTCAATTCGCCACGCAAAGCGGGTTTGATCCCGCCACAATGCTGCCCGACTTTGCATATTCCGGCGCGGCATACGAAACGCCAGCGAGCCTAACGCCGCCACAGCTTGCCGCGTCTGAATTGCTCCAGTTGGGGATCACCGCTGCGGAATGGCCCGAAATCTGGGCCGGAATGACTGACGAACAGCGCGCAGACTTCGGGGGTAGTAACTGATGGCCGGATTGACACAAAGCCAGATTGAAAGCGTCAAGGCATCCCGCGACAAGCAGCGCACCGCCAAAAAAGACCGAGATGAAGTGCCAACACAGCGCACGCGCGCGGCGGTTCAGGGCTTGTCCTTTGGTTTCGGTGATGAAATCGAGGCGGGGCTTCGGAACCCGTTTGACAGCAAAAAGAGGGCGGCAACACTTGACAAGGTGCGCGGGGACATAAAGGCGTATCAGGCCGCTCGGCCAATTGAGAGTTTGGCATATGAGGTGGGTGGAGCCGCAGCGCCAGCGCTTTTCACTTTTGGGGCTACGGCTCCGGCCAGTGCTGCCGCTACGGGCGCGCGAGTTGGAGCGAGATACCTCCCTGCGGCTTTGCGCGGAACTGGTATTTTGTCAACAGCAGGTCGCGGCGCAGTTATTGGCGCGGGCCAAGGCGGGCTTTATGCGGCTGGCACTGGTGAGGGCGGTGCCGCCGATCGGCTTAAGAGAGTGCCGGGCGGTGCGGTTGGTGGCGCAGCGGCGGGGGCGGGCGGCAGCGTGGTTCTTGGTGGGGTGGCAAATCTATCGGGGAAGCTGGTAGACATTGCGCGTCAAAAGCTCGGCGCTGGTGGCTCACGGGCTGTTACAGCCGAGCTTCAACGCCTTGCCACAGAATCCGGAAAGACCGTTGATGACATTGCCGCAGACTTGGCATCGGGCCGTATCATGGCGGAAAATGCAACTCTAGCCGACGCGGTTCGCAATCTGGCGCGCATGGTTGGCGGTGAAGCACAGACTGACATGCGCCAAGGGCTAACCACGCGGACGGCTGGCACGTTTGACGACGCCAAGGGACAAATCCAAAAATACCTTGCGGATACTGGAGATGATAACGTGCGGCGCGCAGTCCGCCGGAGTGATGACACTGCGCGGACGGCGGAGCGTTTAGCTTATTCGCAGTTTGAAACTGGTTCGGTTGGTCAGGAGGTCCAAGATCAGGTTGGCAAGGCCATCCGGTCAATCCCGTCTGCGGCTGATGACATTCAGACCGCACTTCGCGCGCGAGGTGCGCAGCCATTGTTTAATATGGTTGACGGTGCGCCCGTCTTTACGCGTGCGCCTACGCCAATGGAAGCGGAGATCGTCCGAAGGAGTATCAGCGACAGCACGACGGCAGCATATCGAAACAGTCGCGGAACAGTGGGCGCGGCGTTTGGGGATGTTGAGCAGGGGCTGCGCAGTTCCATTGATGACGGGATTGAGGGTATGCGAGGCGTGCGTGCAGACGCGTCTGCCTTGCGGACAAGCCGAGATGCGTTTGTCGGCGGGCAGAAGTCAATAACGTCGGGCGCAGACCAAGTGCAGATTGACTTTGCGGCGCTACCTACTGATGACGCCATCGCATCCTACCGCGCTGGATTTATGGATGAGCTGCGCAAGCGGTTTAGAGGCGGTACGCCTGCCAGCATTATGAAACAGCTAAACAGCGAAGAGAAAAACATCGGCGCAATATTGCGAACAGTCTTTCCCGACGAGCAAATGGAGGACGTGTTGCGCCGCATTGATATTGCGGATGCCGGACAGAGCATAAAAGGATATGCTTTAGGCCAAAGCGCAACCGCGCCAACGCAGGCCGCAGCGGGGCGCGCTGGTGGGTCGTTCAACGCGGAAGAAATGGCGGGCGCTGCGACTGGTAGCATTATGGACATGGGACGAGTTCTTAGCCGCTTTATTGGCCGTGACGGGGCAAAGTTGACCGACGCTCAAAACAAAGAGGTTGTTCGGGTTTTGCTGTCAGAAAATGCGGACTTTGTGCGGGCGGCTATGACTGATAAAACAGGCTGGGGCGCGCTTGATCGTGCTGTTACGCAAACATTAACGCGCATCGCAGACGGTGGCACACGCGCGGCCACCATTGGCGGTGCCCAAGCAGGCATGGGGCTTCTTAGCCCCCAAGGCCCGAGGTAAATTATGAAACCGAAAAAGCTAACCCGCGACCAAATTGACAACTCAATCAAGACTGCCATCCGCGAGGCCGTAGACTTTATCGAGAGCGAAATCGCGCCGGATCGGATCAAGGCGCAGCGCTATTTCGACGGCAAAACCAACATGAAGCACGAGCCGGGGCGCTCTAAA